GTCTACTGTGATCCCATCCATTAACTTGACGTCCTTGACGTCATTCACGCAAGAAAAGGCGCTCTTCTCAATGGATTCATTTGCTCAAACGTTGATCAAGGCATTTGATGGTCAAGGTGTTGACCTACGAAATGCTGTGATTGATGATACTCCGCAAAAGCTGTATATTGTGGCTTCCAATCTGACGACTCGTCGCCCAGTCCTGTTAACAGGAACTATTCCTATTCTTGATGCAATTAAGGCATCATCGTGTTTGCCCTTTGTATTTCATCCGCAGATCCTGTATAATAACGTGTACATTGACGGTGGATTCTATGCACATAATCTTCATCGTATTGTTCCAGCTGAATGTCTTGTATTTCACATTAGCCGGGCTGATCTGAGCATTACACAGGATCGCCTCAAGAAGATGACCATTTCAGATTATTCAGCAACATTGTATGAGGCATTTCGTATGGAATCGTTCACAGACAATGTGCTCTGGTTCAAGAACGACAAGATCTCCCTCATGCAAGAGTTGTCACCTGAGCAAAAGCAAGAGTTATACGATCAGGGACTTGAGCAGGGTTTACGCTTCTGCGCCAAACGTTTCCCGGAGAAACTGGGTTAGTGCAGCTGCCGTTGGTGCTCGGTTGTAGTCATAGAGCGCAGTAGCCGTCTCAAGTTTCACAGTCGGGTAGGCATCCACTTGGTAGAGATCGGCAGTTGTGCGATCCTTCTCGGCGTTCACCCGAACAAAAGAAACCGTTGTATTTCCGAACGTGCTCGGACCTGCCTCCAGCTTCTCCCATTCGGGCATAGCCTTCTGACAGTGACCACACCAGTCTGTGTGGAAGAAATACAAGTTGGCTTTATCCTTCGGAACCTCGCGCTTCGGTGTTTTTACCATCGGTTTCCAGAGGCGCCATACAAGGTAGGCAAGAATAGCAAGGGCGAGGACTGTGATGAGTGTCCGCATTACTTGAGAACACGAGAAATTCTGCGCTGTTTTTCAAACCACCGACGATAGGCTTCCTCGGGACCCACTTCCTCCTTAATCTGAATCCAGGCTACGTCGGTCGTCATTCTCTCAGGTTCAAAAGGCTTAGAATGGATTTTAACCCATTGACCATTATACCTTATGAGAAAAATGGAAGTTGGTTCCATTCTTTCTTAAAGATAGGTAGTTGGTAAAGTATAAATGGAAGTTATTGTACTTGGCGTTGCTAAGGGTCTCGTTGCTGTAGCAGGGAACTACATCGTTCATTACGGGGCTTCACGTATTTATGATGCATTCTGTGTTCCGCATACATGGAGTGAAGTCGTATATACGCTTGTATCTACCTCAAGCCCAGTCTGCGTAGTTGCACTTGGCACGATGCAGTTAACACAAAACAACTATGGAACGTTGCTGACCACAACGTTGGCGTCGCATTTAGTAAATGCCCTGAAGGTCTAACGAGTTTGTCCGAGTGGTTAAGGAGACAGTCTTAAGATCTGTTGACGAAAGTCGCGAGGGTTCGATCCCCTCAACTCGTATTCACATAATAAACTACATAAGAACAAATGTCTTGGGTGACTTCAACGAATGGTGTTTTTTCTATAAACATGGAAGAACCACAACTACTATATGCTAAATCTGGTGTAGTCAATCATCCATGGATTAAACGGTTTTCTGGAAAGCCAAATTATCAGGAAAAAAGTCCATACATATTTGCTCATCCACTGAATCCAAATGATTGCCTTCAGTTTGCAGAGTCAATGGCGTCTGGAATTCTTGGATACAATGAGGAAGCCTGTATTTTCAAAGAGAAGCAGAGTAATCTTGAATTTGGAGATTCGGATAAACTAAACATTGAGATTGCAAAGAACATTGCCAACGTTCGTAACGAAAATGCCAATCCAAATGTGGGTGAGGCATATGCGGTTGTAAGGAAGAGGGTAATGAAAGGTAAAGCGCCTTACCATATTGGATATGTATTGTTTAAAGATGGTGATACCAACGTTACGTTGGAAGCAAATGCCGGAGATCCAGATCTTGAGCATCCTGTTTTTGACATGTACAGCACTACGAACCCTGCGCTATCTTGGCATGCTCGGTATATTAATGATTATAAACCCGCGTCTACGATTGTTATTTTACGTCAGTGAGTTAGACCCGTCTCCAAGGGTCTTTAGACCCGCGGGAATCCAACCAGGTTGGCACCGATTCCGAAACCGGCACCAGTGCGAGCAGAAGCACCCACACTGGGAGCATAGATATCAAGAATGGCGAAGGTGGCAGTCGCAACGAGGGCGATCATTCCAACCTCGGCAACCTTGAGGGTCTTACCGGGGAGAACGAACGCGGCAATCGCAACGGCGAGACCCTCCAGGAGATACTTCACGAGGCGAGTCACGAGGTCGGCCATATCAACGCCGCCAGAAGGGGTGGGCTTGGGCTGGGAAGAATCAGACATTTGTTTGGTTCTTAGGTCCGAATATTTTTTCAATACGCAGGTGCAGTCCGACTCGACCACAACTTAAACCCAACGAGGGAGACTCCAACCACCCACACAGCCCACCAGGGAACATAAAGTGAGACATACTGCAGGAGAATATAGAAAACAACCGCATGAATCGCTGCCGCCATCATGGGTCCAGTGCCTAGCGTGAGAAAGACGCCCGGGCATAACAGAAAGAAGAGATACGCAGTTGTCAGAATGTCGTACATGTTTGTGTCTTGCGGAGAAAGGACTTTCAAAGGAACCATGGAATTAAGTAAATGCCCCGCACTGAGCTTCCGAAGATGGATGAGTCTGGACCCATTGACTACCTGGATGAGGACCCTGAGATCCCGACCCAGAAGTATTGCGTGGTGTCTTTCATCAGCCCCGAGAAGATCATCAAGCAGAAGCAGGAGTTTATGTTTGAGAAGTTTGTTGCCTGGATGGATTACGAGTGGAAGGTCAAGGGACTTGAGAACTTCATGGCATTTCTGTCCAAGAAGTACTCTGTCAAGATTGACGACCTGTTGAAGGATGCACAGGAGTATGTGAATGTGCGTAAGGAAGAGGTGAAGCAGACAGATATCCACGAGCAGTATCAGATCTTCCTTCTGAAGAACGAGAAGGAGCTTCAGGAGATGTTTGACAACCAGGTGGAGTTCCGCACGAACATCCGTGGTGTCAAGGTTCGTCGTGCATTTGCCACAGTGGAGGAGACCCAGATGTTTGCTAAGGTTCTCCAGCGTCGTTACCCGAAGGACAACCTGTACATCGGCAAGGTTGGTGCTTGGCTTCCGTGGGACCCTTCGGAGCACCTGATGCCGGAGGTGGAGTATGCTGAGAAGGAGCTCAACGAGCTGATGCGCAAGTACAAGGAGAACGAGTCCAACAAGGAGATGTTCTTTGCCGAGCAACGGGAGGAGTCCATTAAGAAGCAGAAGGAGGAGAACGAGCGTCGGAAGAAGGCCAATGCCGAGGAGAAGGCATTGGAGGATGCCAAGAAGATGCTTGAGGATGCATCAGCTCCTGTTCACCCTTCTGAGGGTGCAATGAGGGAGTAAATTGTCGCCTAACAATATAATGAGTCTATACGAAGACGAGTATCTTAAAGCATTGGCTCTTGCAAATGCACATAAGATATCTAAGATTCTTGATCTGAAAAATCCAGCAATCAAGAAACTAATAGATGATGGATGTGACGAATTTATTGAATGTGTTACTGAGATTACCGAACCGGTATTAGATAGTACTCTGGACGCCGATACGTTGATCAAGGAAATTAAGTTTTTCAAGCTTATTATGGATAACTCAAGCTCTCTGGATAAAAATCCCAGTACAGAAGCCTGTATCTACGGAAGCAAACGAATCATTGCTGGTATTTCTGAAACACCTCTTTATATTAAATACATCCAGTCGGTAAAAATTACCCAGCTCGGAGGCGGGACGCTTCGTATAATAGGAGGACTTCTTGCAATGTCTCTTACCACATGGTCTGGGACACATCTTCACGAATCTTATGAAAATCCAGATTACTCTATATTACCTGCAATTCCGACTGTATCTGGAGCTTTGGGTGCTATGATTCCCTCATTTTTAATATCGGGAAGCGAAAATCCTAGTGTTGATGAGTGGATTGCTGACCCGGCGTTCGGAGAACCAAATGCATTCATGAAGGACGCGGCAGAAATAAAAGGTGAAATTGCTAAATTACAGAGGATAAAGGCAGATCAGGTTATTGCAAACCAGAAAGTTCAGTCAATGTTTGCAGATGACATTGTAATGGGGCGCCTATGTCTAGGAAATACAGAATGCTCGCCACAATCGCAGTATGCTGCTCAGGTAGTAAAGTACGCTGAAACGCTTCGATCGGTTGTTACAAAACGGCAGGCTACAATTTTAAATCTGGAATCTGAAAAATCTGCACGTCAGAAGGCTGTGCAAGCAAATGCAGATACATCATGGAGAGTGTATGACTCTATAGTGGTTAGAGATACAGTTAATGGTAACTGGAAAATTGAATATGCACGTGGATCTGCTGCTGCAGAGATAACGGCTCTAGAATCTGTGGAGAAAGATCTCACGTATCAGAGAGAAGAGCTTGAGAGATTATTATACTTAGAGCTAAGTCCAGCCGAATTGAATGATATCACTCCAGGTGAATTATACAAGATCATGAATGCGTCACAAGATGGGGCTATTCTCACTGAGGACGATGCTAAATTTTTAGGTGTTGAACCTATAGGATTTACACAGTTAGAAAATGTAGCCACTCGGGTGCCAAATCCTAAACCAATGGCAACACCTCGCCCGGATGAAGTATCCTTATCGCGATCATCGGGTCTTGTCACCGTAGGAATGCGTAATGGTAAACCCACAAATATGAATACATATGCAGCGGATCTTGCAAAGGGTGTTCCTTATAGCACGATTGTCAATAGTGTATATGCAGATACACAATCATCCCTTACGGAACCCTCTGCAAATCGCATTATTGCATCGATGATATTGGATCGTGTGGGACAACAACAGTTAGATCGCATTGACAGGCAAATTACAGAGAAGGAGCGACAACTACGCAGTGCCCAGATTATAGATGTTTTTGAAAATCAAGATAAATTCATGCGACTTGCAGTCCAAGAGTTTTCTGATAAAGGCACCCCTCCTGATCAACAAGGAATTATCATAAATAATTTTCTAGATCAAGCGAGAAATCTAGGGGTAAAAATTAATCCAGAAAAGGGAGCACGACAGCTTGCACAATGCTCTCTCAATAGGGGTTTGGATGGTTGCAAAAAGATAACATATAAAGAAGCAGCTTCTAAGTTACGAAAGCAAAATGATCTCCGACAGAAGTTACGAAATGCCGGTTGGAACGGTATGGTAATTTTTACAACGCTTGGTGTTTCGATTGTAATACTTACAACCATACCCAGCGGTGTCGTGGCTATTGCGAGGGGTGCAGGTGAAATATTGTATTCTGGAGGTGGGGCTATTGTAAATATTGGCAATGCAGTGGCTGCTAGAATCGCGGGACCAAATGCTCATCTTGTTTTGACTAATGGAACAGCTAGTATTCAGCGACCTGTTGTGCCGGCTCGTCTTGCGGATCAATCTCAACCTGTTGCTCCGGCTTCTCTTACAGATCAAGCTCAATCTGCTGGTCCGGCTGCTCCTGTACAACAGCCACCTGCTCTAACAGATGCACCCGCAGCGATGCCTGCTGCTCCGGCTCCGGCTGATCAGGTTCCTGGAATAGGACTTAATGCACCTGCCGATGCACTTGCTGAAGCTCCAGCTGCACCGAGGGCGAGGAGGGGTCGGGCTCCTCAGGGTGGCGCTACTCGCCGCCAGACTTCTTTACCCACACGGATGGCGGTGCGTTCTTCTTCCTCATCGAAGAGGAGTTATACTCATCGGCGGCGAGCATTGCGGACTGGAAAGGGCGGTTATCGGCCCACAAAGACTGGTCGCAAAGTCTGAACGGTGGGTGCTCTGAAGCCTTGTACCAAAAGACCTGATCGTCAAGTTTATTGGATGACACGTTATTGCAAATGACAAGACCCTCATAGTTCTCTGTGCACTGGTCCATGAAATCACAAAACATCTCAAAGGTAGGAAACATACCTGCGTAATTCTCGTAAATCCTACGACGATTACCTAGGATATTCTCACGAAGAATGAAGACAAAGTCCACGTTAGTACGGAGGTTGGGTGTGATACCTAACGGATACTGCATCGTGATAATGGTCATCATGTCCAAGTGACGACCGTTCATAAAGACGAAACGCGTGGACTCCTCGTTGATCCACTCCTTGGCCGCATACAAACAGTCGTCTAGAATCAGGAACGCACGCGGATCAAAGGGTTGTCCTGTAGCCTTTGACTTGAGAAACCGCTGTTTTGCACCGAACTGGCGCTTGATAAACGCCTGCACCTTCGTAGGTTCATACTTATCGTGAATCAGCTTGGACGGAACAAACGCTTGGAAATACTCGTTAACAGCCTCTGTAGGAGAGATCACCATGCCCGCGGGAAACGAGTCCTGAACGTGAAATAAAAGATCACGAGCCAAGAAAGACTTGCCTGTATCCTTCTTTCCAATGATCACGATCATAGGACTTTTACGAGAGTCCATTCCACATCGTTCTTTGATCATTTCCATGTTGAACTTTTTGAGGTTGAAGTTCTGCGTCATCTTGTTCTCCTCGTCGTTTATTTTTTAACTTTCCCCGCCGAGACATCTCACAATGGGAAAGGATCTGCGAACGACACCCGTATCTTTGAAGATCCATCGTATGCCGAAGTTGGACGGAACGATGTGGTCTATGAAGACGATGCAGCCGTTCTTTCCTTGCCTTGAAAAGCTCTTCAAGACGGAGAATCTTGCCGGACTCCACGACTATGGAGTGAAGCTTGAATTTCCAGTTGACTCCATTGTGGACGATAAGCATGTTAAGGTTCGTGGACAAACCATTCCGATTCACCGCAAGACTACGATGATTCTGTCTCCCTTCAAGACGATGCGAGGAGATTATGGTGCATTTGGGGTTCCGAAGCGGACCGATGTTGCCGATGATCTTCAAGACCGCATGCAGAGCCCTCATACAGCAGCATATGTTGGAGCGATGACATCGATCGCACTCTCTGAATCTGGATGTGAGCACTTTCCTAAGGTATACGGAGTGTATGCCGGACTCGCTGGATCGCATACGATTGACATATCGGACGATTACGAAGATCTTATCGAAAAGGGATGGTTTGCAGATAAGATTGGAAAGACGTTTGAACTCAAGCTTCGCACATCTGGGCACGATGCAGAGTTCAGCCACACGCGACGAGCCCGTATTGCGATTGAAACCGCAGAGGATCTCGCATTGGACGGAATTGAGGACGTGGATGCAGATCACGTCAGTGCTCCGGACACAGACCGATCGGCAGAGGCATATGATGTTGCATCGTCCGGATCGCCTGAGCTGGAAGAGGAGGAGTCGACTGAAGATGACGTCTACGACATTGAGTCCTGTGCATGCTCCGATGGAACGAACGAGGAAGAAGGTCCCGAAGAAGAGGATGAGCCGTTTGCATGGGCTACATTTACAGACGTGCCTGTCATGACAACTGTGATGGAGGTTTGTGATGGAACCTTCTACGATCTGATCAAGCTCCACCCCGAGCCCGAGAAGCACGTTGCATGGGTCTCACAGGTGGTCTTTGCCCTTGCGTATGCACAGCGCAACTTTGGATTCACGCACAACGATCTTCATGGCAACAATGTGATGTATGTTAAGACGAATCAAACCCACTGTATCTATAGCCACGGTGGAGTGATGTATAAGGTCCCGACATTTGGATTCCTGATGAAGATTATCGACTTTGATCGATCGATTCTCAGTATGCGCTTGACTGGACTTAAGGAACCCAAACTCTTCATGAGCAGTCAGTTCCAGGAAGATGAAGAGGCAGGTGGTCAGTATAACATGGAACCGTTTTATGATAACAAGCACCCGCATATTGGCGCTTCATCGTCATTTGACCTGGTTCGATTTGCTACATCGGTCTTCTGGGATATGTTTCCCAAGGGACCGAAGCACGAGTACACACACCCCTTGTTTGCAGTATTTATTCAGTGGATGAAGCAGACGGATGGCAGCTCAGTTATGTTCCGTTCGAAGATGGATAACCACGATCGCTATCATGGATTTGATCTGTACAAGGCGATCGTGAGATATTGTGGAGATTCTGCGGTTCCAAAGAAGGAGATTGGACGAATGGTTCAGTATCGGGCTACGCCCTCAGCAGCTCAAATCGGGGATGCGTTAGTTATTGATACCTAGCTGCTCAAGTGAACGAGAAGAGATAATAAGAAGGGCACTAGTGTGTGCTTGTATAAGTTTGAAGTTCAACTGTGGAAATCGCATCTTCCATTCCAGAATCTTGGTATGGAAATCATTGAGATAAACCTCCTGAATATCTTCAATAACAAATATACCATCATCCTTAAGGTGATCAATACTTGCTTCAAAAAAGGTTACATTTGCGTAGAACACATGATATCCATCATCAATAATGATATCCATTAATGGGAGATCTTTAAAGACAGCCTTGATCTCAAGGGGCTCGAGCTGATTACAATAAAATGTCCGAATTCTCTCTCCCCGGGCTTGATCAACTGCTTCTCCATAAATATCAGCTCCATAGATTACTGCATTTGGAAAGAACTCTTTCCATGCTCGCAACGAGCTACCGGCACGATAGTTTGGAATATGTCCCATATTACACGTAAACTCAAAGTTTGTGTGTCCGATTCCCATTTCAAAGACATCTGAAGGGTTCATATCCTTAAAAAGTTGGTAATATACTGGTGTGTAGTTATGAGGTGTACACTTGTCACTGTTGTGACGATCCATAACTTCACACAAGGGTGTTCTCATTTTAATATACCCACCTCTGTTCAGTAAGCCAATATGCCGACTGCAACTGAGCTTCGTGAGATGTGTTCGCTTGATGATTTTGTCGAGAAGATTATTACACTTGTTAAAAGCGAGGCAGCTCACGGTGAGACTCATTATGTTGTGGATATTCCCATCAAGCATTCAATGGATGATGCAAGGACGAAGCTAACCGAGGCGTTCCCCGACTGTAGAATCACTCGTAGTTGGCTCACACGATTTTACACTATTTCGTGGGCGTAATGCTTCCTCTAGAGTGTTCTTATCCTTTTCGGCTTGTATGTGCTCACCCCGCGTGTATTCAATCGTCTGTGTAGGACCCTTTGGATAGTACAGTGTGATTTTGGAGTTACATAAATGGTCAACTCCCAGCCAAACTTGCTGTAACCCTGCAAGTTCAATCATTCTTCCTGCAACACGAACTGTACGAGACATACTGTTTATCTATGGGGTGTCTTAAAACTCCGGCTTACCAACGAACATGTCCTGGGCAGCAGCAGTCACAGTCTCGGCAACATCAGTCACCGCCTCGGTTCCGAGTGAATAGAGGACGCCCGTTGTAACAACCCCCGACCCTGCAACAATCTTACCCAAATCCATATAATCAACGCCCTGGGCCTTCGCACGACGGTCGAGAACGTAGAGTAGTGCAGCAACAATCATCACGGCGCCGACAATCATACCGAGAGTTTGGTAGTCTGTCATTTGCATTTTCAATGTGGATTCGTTTGGGGCGGTTGGACGCACTAGAGGTTCAGCTCCATAACTCCCGTGGGCTTGGCAGCTGGCTCATCTTCATCATCGGACAAGTCCAGCTTGATATCCTCCCCGAGCACAATACGAGGGCGCTCCTCTTCCTCATTATCTGTCTCAAACTCAACCGTCTCCGATTCTCCAAAGGATAGAGCCGGCTTAGGAAGAGGGGCTTCCTCGGCAGGCGGGGGCATGGGTGTATCTGGGCGCTTCTCCGGGGCGGCTCCGCTCTTAGCCTGGAAATAAGCCTTGCTAATATCCTTCCATGGGATGAAGCTGTCAATAACCTCATCTAGAGCACCGCCCAACATCGTCTCAATATCACGACGGTTGCGCGACTGCTGTTCGGATGAGACATCAATCGTCTTAAACATGTACGCATTAGACCAGCACTTGCGAGCTGCCGACTTATAAAGCGTAAAGATGAACTTGGACAGCGACGGGCGATCAAACTCAATATTTACATGGGCCTCATCAGACTGCTGAAGGCTTGCAAACGCGCGAATGTAGCTAACAAACACCCCGAGTAGCAGATCCTCCATATACTCGCACTTGGACACCTTCTCAATACGCTTCACCTCTGTCTCCAGAACCTCATCAGTCCACTGGGGGACGCGTGTCAGGAGATTCTGAAACGTCTTGAGGGTCTCACCAGGTTGCTTGTTGCGCACGCAGGCGGTCTTGGCGTTATCATAGATACTCCAGAGACCATCGGCAACATGCGGGATCAGAACGCGACTCAGATTCTCACGGAGCGATTGTTTGACAAAGTCCGTGCTCATTTACTTAGACAGAGTGATTAGAGGAAGGACAATACGGACGCACTATGCCAAAATTTGTCCTCATTCTCATGGTCCGTAATGAAGAGCGGATCCTCAAGCGTTGTATGGAATCCGTTGAAGGGTTTGTAGAAGCCTATTGTATATGCGATACCGGATCAACGGATAAGACATGTGAGATTGCCACCGAGTTTCTCAAGACACATGATGGGTGTCTAACGCATGTTCCGTGGCAGAATTTTGGGTATAATCGCACAGCTAGCTTTTCCAATGCACAGATGTATCTGAAAAGAACTGGATGGGATCTCAAGGATACCTATGGACTTCTTTTGGATGCTGATATGATGTTTGATTCGGGATCCCTAAAGACATATCCACTTCAACATATTGGATATACAATTGTGCAATGTGCTGGGACGTTGGAATATCCAAATACCCGTCTTCTTCGCATGGATCATTTTTGGGAGTGCAAGGGCGTAACGCATGAATATTGGGATGCGCCTTCCGATCACATATCAAAAGTGATCTGTCACATCAATGACTTCAATGACGGTGGATGCAAGTCGGATAAGTTTCAACGAGATGCAATTCTTCTTGAAAAAGGGTTGACTGATGAGCCCACTAATGTTCGGTATATGTTCTATCTTGCACAGACGTATCACAGCACTGGGCGTTGGAGGGATTCGATTGCAATGTATAAGCGACGGATTAATGCAGGTGGGTGGTTCGAAGAGATCTGGTATTCTCATTATATGATTGCCAAGTGCCACCGGGAGCTTGGAAATATTGTAAAGTTTGAAGAGTGGATGCTGAGAGCATACGAATATCGTAAAGAACGTGCTGAGCCATTATACGAACTTGCTCGGTATTTTCGGCAAGATGGTCAGCATTATAAGGCATATCAGTATGTTGTGATGGGTCAGAAGATTCCAATGTCAACGGATAGTTTGTTCATTGAAACTGAGGTATACAATGGTCTATTTGATTATGAGCAGTCGGTCCTCGATTATTATGTGAAGTCAGACCGATATGAGGGTCTTCGGTCTTCAGTACATTATATGTTGAAACTAGGTCTGCACCACCCATCTGTTCTCTATAACCTTCAATATTATACGAAGCCAATCATCTCTGAACGGAAACGACTCACATTTCCATCTGTATTTGGACCATCCTTTTCACCTTCGGCTCTTTCAGTGCTTGAATATCCATTTGTAAACGTGAGATACGTCAACTACAAGGTTATAAATGGAAACTTTATAACACCCGAAGGTCTTTCACTATGTGAGAATGCATGCTTCAATATCGAAACCGGACAACTTATTGCAAAGATGGATGAGGCAACCGTAGACCTTCCCATTCTTGATCATACCATCAGGGGACTTGAGGATGTTCGTGGATACTCTGATAAGAATGGAACGCCATGCTTCACGGCTACAGTTCACAACTATGACAAGAATATTCGTATTCTTCAAGGCAGATACACGACGGGTCAATATAAGGAGTGTAGGGTTCTTCCGTCACCTCACGGACGAGACTGTGAGAAGAACTGGCTACCCATCAATGGAACTGACACGTTTATTTACGATTGGCACCCGCTCACCCTTGTGGATTTATCTGGAACCATTGTGAAGGAGATTCAGACAGCCCCTATGTTTGCAAACTTCCGTGGATCAGCTCCTCCAATTAGAATGGATGGTAAATGGTGGACCCTCGTGCACATGGTAGATTATGGACCACCTCGCAAGTACTATCACTGCCTTGTTGAACTGAATAGTGACTTTGTTCCTACTCGTGTTTCGATGCCGTTTACCTTCGTATCACCTGCAATTGAATATTGCTTATCGTTTCGACATGTGAATGATACCCTGCACTTCTTTGCAGGGATTAATGAGACTGCGCTATCCCGATTTATTGTTCGGTTGACCGAGTTTACATGGAATACTCTGTAGACAGCAATGAGTGTTGCCATATTGGTCCCCGTCTGTAGCCGTGCCCATGAGTGGAGCGCGCTTGACGAGTGCTTTTTAATGACGCGATTCTTGCCTAGTTTTGAAGCCACAAAGGATCCCAATCAGACATATCAATTTTACATCGGCGTGGACGATGATGATGAGTTCTTCCTTCGTCACCGATCCGAACTTGAAAAAATTGGAAAGGTTGTGGTAGTTTCGGGTTGCCAGCACGCACCCGCATGGGTCTGGAACCGATTGGCAAGTGTTGCCTATGAGGACGGACATGAATACATGTTTCAGATTGGCGATGATATTGTCATTGAAACATCTGGATGGACGTCCAAATTTATTGAAAAATTGAAGTCTCATAAGAACCGAGGAGTTGTAGGTCCTAAAAATCCTATAAACTTTGCACTACGAGTCGGCGGAACTCAAGTGATCGAAAATGCATTTGTGCATCGGAGCCACTATGGGTTGTTCAATACGTTTTTTCATCCAAGCATTCGGAACTGGCACTGTGATGAGTGGCTGACGCAGATTTACACTGGAATCTGTTCGCACACATTTGAGGACGTGGTGGTGTATAACGGTTGCATTGATAAGCGATATAAGATTGAATCTCGTAGCATCCGAGACCAGATTGAAGAGAGTCGTCTCACACTTCGTCAGGATCTTCGCGGATGTTTTTCGTTCTGTCTGTATGGACCCTATACGGATAAATACTATAAGGGGCTAGCTGAAAACGTTGATCTTATCCGTCTCCACTATCCGAAGTGCGTAATCCAGGTATATGCATCTCCGGAAGCGTCAAAGTTTGCAGATACACTAGGAATTCTAGTCACTACAACATTCGAATCTGGATCGCGAAATATGATTCACCGTTTTCTTCCTACGATGACTGATGACTATGAGTTTGTCTGCGTGCGTGATGCGGATAGCCGTATTCATGCGCGAGATCGTTGGTGTATTGATACCTTTTTAGATAGTCCGTATACTGCTCATACAATTCGAGATCATCATTGGCACGAGCAACATTTAATGGGCGGTCTCTGGGGGTGTAAAGGTAAGATTTCTCTTCCAGAAAAGGTCTTCAAACAGTATATCACCTGGTGTAGAGAGGAGTATCGCGTTGATAATGAATTCTTGGCAACCCACATCTATCCATTGGTGGCTCCAGGACTGGTTGTCTTTTCGTATCGCAACGATGGTGTCCGGTGCGACCCAAATGAAAAAGTAGTGGTCATTGATTACCCACTTATTAATCAAGAGTTTTGTGGGAACGTTGTGTTATATCGCGATGGAGAGCCTTATCATGAATTTACTCAAGTGTAGAGGTGACGCCACGACTCGTTCACCACTTTTGTCTCAACAAGAAGAGCCTTGATATCATTGGGCGTGATCGCCATCGGCAGCTTGACTGCCTTGTAGAACGGATATCCCTTTGCCGTCTTCTCATCAGCAATCCTCAGAAGGTTGATGCGAGTGACTAGTGTTTCAACAGCTCGGATCAGAACACGAACTCCTTCCTCCTCATGAGAGTACTCGGAGATGAGGAACTTGATTGCCTCCTCTGTGATCGTGAGCTCGTTCTTCATGTTGATTCGCTCCAGAACCTGAGGCCAGACATACTGGGTCACAATCGCCTTCTTGTCATCGGCTGTGTATCCGGCACAGGTGATAACCTGCATACGGTCCT